TTGACCTGATACAGGTGTTACAGAATCTAAGAATCCAATGCCGCTATTACCACCATCAATAAGACAGTCTAAATAAGCTACGTTGGATACATTATTATCACCAATGATGTCTGTATATATTGTTATTGGATCTTCATTCTCTAATGTACCAATTTTAAAATCGGCTCCTATTCCAGTTCCTACAGTAGTGACGTTTGCATACGTGTTTGATACATGTCCTTTAATATATGCAGCTGCACTGTTATGAAATACTGCTGATGCTCCGTTTTGATGTCTTGTATTTTTAAAACCTATATTGGTTGTATTAGATCCAATTACAGTAGCTGTTACGGAAGCATTAGCTGTTGTATCTATTGATGCTGTTACTGATGCATCTTCATTCCATACTACGTCTGCTGCACCTGTGGAAGATACGGTACCAAGAACAGATATTGCATTAGTTCTTCTTCCTTTAATTTTTAGTCCATTGTTAAAAACACCTACAGTATCATTTAGGACTATAGTGGTAGCATCAGTTCCAAGAGACACTATTCCATTTGCGCCTGAAGTGGTTACATTTATATCAGTTAAATTGGCTGTTGTACCTGGTGTACCTGAAACAAAAATATTATCATTAGAAGTAAAGGCACCAAATACCCCGTTTACTAACATTACTGTTGAGTTTGTTATAGATGCTACAATACCATTTGCACCAGAGCTATCACTTTCTACTGTATCATTTACATTAAAGATTGCAGTTAAATCATCGCCTGTGTTGACTGTAAGAGTAGCAAACGATTCTTCATCTACTGGCTCATTTATTTGAAAGGTATGTGAGCTTGAGGCTAGCGTCATTGTTGATGTTACTTGATTTCCAAACGAACCTGATATCATTGCTATTGTTAACTCATTGGTTCCGGATCCTGTATTAGTATTAATTAGATATCCATTAGCAACAATAGCTCCGCCTGAAACCTTTCCTTGAACTGTTGCGTTGTCTGTATTTGATGCTAATAAAAATGCTGCTAAGTCTTGATTAAAGTTTGTAGCTGCTAAAATAGAAACTTTTTCTACATCCTGTTGTACTGTTTCGAATCTTAAGAACTCTGCATTGTCAACAAACGCAGAATTGGTATATGATTGTGCAGCATTTATTACATTATTTACTACTATGTTTTGATCATTAATATCTGTGAATGTAACGTTGCTGTCTAATGAAAAACCAAAACCACCATTTGCTAGTTCAAAATCCACTAGCCCTGTAGCATCGGAGGTTGCTGTAACCCTTGCTTGTCCTTGTTTACCTGAAGAAGCTATGATATCAAAGGTGTCCCCTATGACGTAATCACTTCCTCCCAATAAAACATCAATTGACGAAAGTGATCCAGTTACAATCGGCATGTCATCTGTTAACCCGTCAGCTGACTTTGCAATGATTTCTCCTCTTAAGAAATTGCCTCTCAGGTTTGACAAAGATACGATGTGTACTTTAACGCTGTTTAAAATTTTAGTTGCTATACTTTCTACAAATGCTTTTGCTCCAGAAGTCGCACCTTGAATTTCTAATCCTTCTAATGCTATCAGTTTATCTAAATCACTAGCATATACTTCAACATATCTAGGCAGCTTAAATTGTGAGGTAGAAGGTTTTAGAACGTCTTCACTTGGATATCCAACTGTTATTGATTCGTCAAACAAAAGCCTAAACAATAGCTGTACTGCTCTTGGTGTTCCCTTAGCACGGTAGAAGTCCATTATATTTTTAATGGTAAGTCTGTCATCAGCTTTTACTAGACCAGGTAATTGTGATAAGAACGTTGATTTAAAGTGTTCTAAAAACTCTGAAGTAGTTTTGTCTATGTCTCTGTATTCTAATAAATTACGAGCATAGTCTAGTGTCTTGTTTTGTTGTTCGAGGTATTCATAATACGCTTTGAGAAATACTTGAAATATCTCTCCTTCTTCATTATAGAATGCTGGAAACTGTTCTTTTACGAATAAAGAAAGTTTGTCCTCAATCTGACGCATTATACTCTCTCTTGAATAATATTAACTAAAGGTAATTGATTATATCTTAATATGATATTTTTGCTTGATTTAACTGTTCTGTTTGCAGGATGTGCTGTTACAACAATTGCAGCGCCTTCGTAAGATGATACTAATAAACTATTAACATTTACAATACCATTTTCATAATCAACTGTACCTATTTTAGGCTCTACTATTGTAAGCACTCCGTTATCTTGTCTTATAATTTGTAGCACTCCTAGACCATTGTCTCTTAATGAGCAACTTGTTAGCTTGTTGAATGTAAATGGTGTAGAGGATATAGGAGCGGTTCCATCTACATATAAATTAGAAGCGTTAGGAATTTCTTGTCTTATTTTATTGCTGAAGTTTAGAACAAAGCTATCAAGAGCGTCTAAAGTTGGGTTAACATTTTTTTGTAGTAATACGGTTGTATCATTGTTTAAAATAGAGCTATCACTATCATCGATGCTTCTTACCAACTGAGAGCTTCTTAATGTACTATCAAATTTATTAATATTGGTTGTAGCATAGCTATTTATTTTGTCTATAACCAATGTTTTTATATCAAGGTCAGATTTAGATGTTAAGTTTGGATCATATCTCACATCAGTAGATACGTCTACAAACAAAAATTCTGGATCAATAACTTTTGGTACTACAGAAAGTGGAGATCTTAATCTTAAAAAGTCTTCAATATCTTTCTTTCTACTATCTGGAATGCCATCTGCATTTTTTAGATCAACTGAAACTATTACTTTTCCAAACTCAGGTGGTGTTGCGTCTTCGCCTCCAAAGACATTTAATGTTTCTATATCATTAAAATTCTGTAATAGCAATGTCTTATAGTCGCCTACTGTTACTGTTCTATCTTGAATTGTAATTGATCTGGGTGCGTTTACTTTTATAGAATCCATACTCTCAGCAGCGCCTCCACCTTTTGCAGATGACACTAATGTAATTGTTGTCGTATCGTATGGAATATCAGCTGTACCAATAGTAAATGATTTGGCACCATTGGGTAAACTGCCTGATGTTTTTCTGTATACTGCTTCTACAACGTTTCCGTTAATAAGTTTTCTTCCTATAACACCATCACCAAATTGAATTTCATATTTTTCATTTTCTGCAGGTACAATAAAATAAACATTAGATGTTCCATCTATACCAATTGTTGTTGCAGTTTTAGTATATACGCCATTAGAGTTATCTGAAGATGACTCCATTACTGTTAATCCTAAACTATCAATATCTATTTCTTTATTTGTTAATAAAAATCTTTGTCCTGTATTAGAACTGTTGACAGTGAAGTATTCATATACAACATCGCCTTCATATAATTCTAAATCATCTACAATATATCTACCATCGTTATCTGCTGATACAGTAATTCTATCATCTGTTGTAAACGTATAAGTGTTAGAGTCTACTTGAGTGGTAAAAGAGGTGTACTTAGGTATAGTAATATTTGCTGGTGTGTCTGATGGTAATATTTCAAAATCAATAACAGCCTTAGAGGATGTTTGTGATCCAGGTAGATAATTTAATGTCTTGGCATGTGATACAACGCTGTCTCTTAATTGTGCGCTATCAATGAAACCCTCAGCGGCAACCATATTGAGGTAAAAATTTTGCATATATGTGTTATATGAAAGTATGTCCAACATGACACTCATATTGGATCCATCAAAATTATAGTCTTTAAATATTTCTTGAGATGTTAAATATGACCTAAGATCATTCTTAATGTCTGTAAAATCTATATTTGCTACTGTTAAACTGCTATTTGCCATTACCTTATTCTCTCTATTTCAAGATCTAATACTTGTTGTTGTTCATTATTTATTAAATTAAATATGATTGATACATACATTGCATGGTTGTCTGGAGAATTGGATATCTCTATATTCAGCAACTGTGCTCTTGGTTCAAATTGTTCAATTGTTTCTGTTATCGTTTGTTTAGCTACTATCTTTGCTTGAGGTGTAAAGTTTTCAAATAGAAGAGTTCTTAACTTACATCCTATTGTGGGTTGCATAAGTCTTTCACCTTTGTCTGTTAGCACTAAATTCTTTATAGATTGTTTTACAGAATCAACGTCCTTCTTGACAGCTAAGTCACCTGTAGCTGGTAAGATTGTAAAACTGTTATTGAAATCTGTAAATGTAGCCATGTCTTTATTTATCTCTATCTCATTCCGATGTTAATGGAGTTTTAAAAGGATATGGTTTTGGTCGTTCTCCTTTTATTTCTAAATTTGGTATTTCTAATATTAAATTTATTGTTGTGGTGTAACGTTGGAATAAGGTTCTCTCATGAATCTCTTCCCATGTTATATTAGGTTTCTGAGGCTTTTGTAGTATTAGTTGAGCTTTGTGCAATTTGTCATCTCTAACATACTCAAAGTTTTTCATTCTTAGTTCGTTGTATAACGTATCTTTATTGTTTCTTCTAACAATTATAATATTTCTTTTTTTAAGCTCTCTTATCTTTTCTTTGTTCTTGTCGCTTGTTCTGAATACGCCAATAAGGTCTCTTGCCTTTTGTCTGTTTTCATAAAACTCTGCTTGTCTATCTAACACTATTATTAGCAGAGGTTTAATAGCTTGTATGTCATCAGTAAACTCTTGTTCTATTTTTTGAGCTTCCTCTGTATCTGGATTTAGTATTATGGTGTCTGAAGAATCTAAATAATCTGATGCTGCTGGATCCTTGCCTTGAGGCTCTGTTGCATTTGCCTCTTCTGCTTCTTCTATAGGCTCTGCATCGCTTGATGCTACTTTAGTTTCCGTACCTTTTTTTACTGTATTTCCTTCAGCGTCTAAATCTATGTTAGGAACGTCTTTGCATATGCCGCTAATAATGCTAGCTGGATCAGATCCTGGTAATGTAATTGAGGGTAGTCCTCCCATCAGTCCTTTTACAGCAGATAAATCTCCTGCTCCTAACTTAGCTATTGCTCCAAATTCAACACTCAGTCCTTCTAGCTTACTAGCATCCAAACCAGCTTTAGATAACATATCATCCACATTAATTGTATCACCAAAGTTTTTCTTTATACTATCCAGTTCAGAAAGTAATGCTGTTGGGTTATCTAAGTTGCTCATTAACTTAGTCATTTGTTCTTGTAAGTTAGCTTTTGGTTTTGGTATCTCAGGTATAGCTTTCTCTATTTCAGCAACGATCCCATCAGTAAGACCTGTAAGGCTGCTTTTTAATCCTGAAATGCCATCTGCAATACCTCCAGCTGCATCACCTATAATACTATTTTGTACACTATCCATAGCGCCACCGATCTTCTTATCGAGATCTAGTGCTGCTTTAGATGGTCCGCAATGTTTTCCACTCATAGTTATGAACCTCCATCCGGTGCATCAGATGTATTCTTCTGACCAGAGTTTGCACCATCTCAGTATCCATTGATGTTGTTTTATGAGTATGAGTATGTAATGTAACAGTTGTGTCTGTAATGTTACCAGATACAACGTCAATTGAACCATTGTTATAATCAATAGTACCAGTAGGTGCTAATATAGTTTGAGTTGCCTCACTTTCTAATTTTTGATTACCAACTGACTTAACTGTCATAGTTTCTTCTGCAGCCATGTTTACATTAGTACCAGCTGCAATGTTTATATTGTTACCAGATAAAGTAGAATAGTTATCAGCAATAATATGTGTTGCTTTATTTAAGTTAGTTCTTTTATCTTCACCTGTTGTTGTCTTTGTATGAGTGCCTTTAATATTTTCTGTATGATTACCGACTGTGTTTAAGTTTTTGTTTTTAGATACTCTTAAATTTAGATTGCCGTTTACTTGTGAAGACTTATCACTTCCTATCTCTTTAGCTTCGTTACCTGCAATCTTTTGTATCACATCGCCCCTTACTGTCTGTATGAAGTCTCCGTCAATCTCTTCTATCTTGTCTCCTTTAATAAGTGTTCTAGCATTACCATTGATAGTAATGTTGACGTTACCTTTTACAAACATATCCTTTTCGCCAAAAATAACCTCATAGTCATTTCCAACAACTTTGGTCATTCTATCACCACTTGGCTGTATTTCAAAAAAAGTTCCTTTCACATGAGACATGTGTATGCGTTCTGCTCTAGGAGTGTCGTCTACTTCAAATACATGTCCAGCTTCAGTATACCATACATGGTTTAATGGATATGATGATTTGGGAACACCTGGTGGATATGTATCTCCCTGCCCTCCATATCTTGGATGAGGTTCTTTCCATGTTGTTCTTTCATATATATCATCTGCTTTGTCTACCAATACGCTGGTAACTTTTGAGCCTTTTGCTGAAGATATTGTGCCTAAATTGGTTTTATTACTTCTCTTATTTAATAAGTTAATATGTGATTCAGCATTTTTTCTAGCTAATCTGGGTACTGAGGATTCAAAGAGTCCTGAAATATTAGGATCATTTAAAGGATATACTTCGTTTTTAGAATCAGAGAATCCTCTATCTCCAGGACCCTCCGAAGGTTTTCCTGCAATAGTTCCTATAACCAATGGTGTTTGATACTCTCCCTCATCTAAGAACACACCATAGACCCAAGTGCCTTCTACTATTCCTGTTGGTGATCTACCAATTCCACTCATAGCAGCTGATGTTATTGGCTGAACTACCATTGCCCACGGCAAGTCATCTACAGGCAACTGAGAGTTGTCTTCGGTGTGTATAGAATATACCCTTACTTTTACTCTACCAAGTTCGTCGGGATCATTTCTATCTTCAACGACTCCAATAAAGTTTCTAAAATTTGTAAATGAATCTGTGCCTGTTTGCATTATTGTTTCACCACTATACTATCTTCCATGTTATCAGCATTACCAATATAGCTCTCTTTATTGACTTGCAATTTGCATGTGTAGTTTTTACCTATCATGATATGATCTATTTCTGTAATAAGATACTTACCAGTTATTTTTGGTTCCTGTCCTTTCTCTTCTGTCTGTCCGGACATCTCCAACATATCTAAATCAATAATTTTTCCTATTGTTAGATTAGAGTTTCCGGGTACTGTTAGCGTAGCTGTTACCTGATTTAAACAATCTGCATAAAACTTTCTTCTAGGTATCAACTCTCTTCTTTTATCAACTACTCCAGCATTATTGATCCATGTTGTGCTGTTGATCGTATTTAAGTGTTCGTCAATAATAGCTTTTGAGTCTAACGACATAGCAATACGGTCTAAATGTTGAAAGGTTCCAAAATCTTCTTTTACTCTAACAGAAGAAGAATTTACTCTTTGATTAATTAAGTCAATCTCTCTTACTGCATTAGCATATGCACCACTATTTATTTTTTCCATAACATCTTTATTTGTTGGTAGTTCCAATTGAGTAATAGAGAATTGAGGATCTGGGTCACCAGCACCTGCTGTAGGTGTGTATTTGTATGTAATTGCATTGTCTCTTTCTTCTGCTATTATTCTTTCTAAATTTTTAAAATGATATCCATCTAAATTTTCATAAAACATAAAGTAGGATGATCTGTATTTTGAGTCATAAGCTCTTCTACAAAGAAACTCCATAGACTCATATGGAGTCATTCCTGGAATAATGTAAGTGTAGGTGCCCGTAGTTTCATGTGTTTGTATTTTTTTCTTTGAACCTATTTTAGAAAATATATTTTCAGCTGCTACGTTTATGGCAGTCTTGAATGATTGATTTATATCCATTGTAGACTGTTTAATCATTTCTGGAGTAGTTGCATCAAATGTAAATATTTTTTGATCCGACTTTTCTGGATCTATAGCTATGTCAATTTTATATATTCTAAAATTAATTGTCCTAGCTTCATCATCTTCTGCTAAACTTTTAAAAGATAGTTTAAACGTCTCAGTACCATCAAAGTCTATACGATCTAGTCCTCCAGTAGAATCAGTTACTACTAGAGTACAACGTAACTCGTCATAAATAAAACTCTCTTTTACAACAATAGCATTAGTAGTGTCAGTGACATCAGTAATACCACCGCTGTAATTTATCTTTATACGATCTAATAATTCATGTTGGTTTACAATAAATCCTGCAGACATTATTCATTCTCTATCATGGCTTCTCTTAAAATATCAAAGGCTTTATTTGATACTCTCTTATCTATTAACTTTATTTCTCTCTTTGATTCATTTAACGCAAGCTCATACTCATATTGTCTAACTGCAGTATAACTTCCTTGTTGGCCATACAGCTTACTCCACGTGTGTGCTCCGGAGTCATATGAGTCTTTAGAAATTATGGTTCCTTTAGTATTGTGTTTATAATGAACAATATTTGTAGTGCTTGTAGCATCCTTGGATGCTTCTATAGATTCATATTTGTCAATAATAAAATCTTTAAACTGCCCTGAGGTTAATGGCCAGTCATAATATGGATCTACTATGCCGTTCACTAAAAAAACAAGCCAAACAAAATTTACGTTTCCGTAATATGCATCAGCAATTTGATCTGGTCTTTGTCCATCAGATATTGTATAGTCATATATTAACGTAGGGCTGTTAAGTATTTTATCTTTAATAGCGGGTCTAGCTATAATATTTCTAGCTACTTTAGAGCCATATTGTATTGTAGGTATGTTTGAAAAATATCCTTTGACTGCCATGGGTTATCCTATATTGTCTGGTGCTGATACATTTTGTTGCATATAATCTTCAGCACTCCATATTTCTGTTTCTTGGAAGGACAAAGATAAATCAATTCTAGTTGGAGCTTTAGTTCCAGCAAAGAACATATTTTCTCCCTCTGGTTGATAATTAACATCCATGCCTGTGATTGCACTTCTTTTAAAATAATGCAAGTATTCACCTACACCTTCATAGTAAAGATCAACTTGGTCTGGATAATTTAAAAAGAAGTTAGCACTATTGCCGCTTGATTTTTGTCTAGGATGAGAGTGTTCTTTTATCTTTTGCAATATAGTGTAGAGTGATAATGACTCTTCTGCAGAGGAAGGTGCTAATTTCCATTGCAATGTAAACGTTTTTAAGTCTACATTTTTGAACAGTAGCACTACGTGAGGGTTTACTACATTACCAAATGCTTGATCGGTTGCCCCACCTACGCCCATTCCAATTTCATTTACAGCTGATCTTACTCCAGCTGATCCAGCCTGAAACATATCTTTAAGTGCTCCCGCAGCTCCGCCTGCTACTATTTTGTCATATGTTTCTCCTGCGTTTGCAGCAGCTGCAACAGTACCTAATAGTGTTCCACCAACAATGCCTAGCTCATCTTGATTATATTTGACACCTATTTTGTCTGTTATTCCTTGACCTGGAATAGGAAGTGCAATGGAAGTCATTACATCTGTATTCGGAATTCCTCCTTTGCCTGCTAATGTAAACTTAACAAAATTCATTATAAATTGATGCGTTCCCAAATCAGATGGAAACTGCATTACTTTTATATTGCTGTTTTTTTCAGCTATAGCTTGTGTAGGAAACACTGTTCCCGTAGTTGCCCTTCCTGACCATTTAACTGGATCTGGCTTGTATGCAGTTTTACTTTCGTCGCCCATATATGTCTCTCAATTTCTATAAATACCTTTATGGCGTATTCTGGAAAATTTGTACCAAAAAATCCTAAAAAGTATAAAGGTGATTCTTCTAATATTATTTATAGAAGTTTGTGGGAGCTCAAGCTAATGAGATACCTAGATTCTCATACTCAAATAGTAAATTGGGCGTCTGAAGAGTTCTGTATACCATATAGAAGCCCTATTGACAGAAGAATGCATAGGTATTTTCCTGACTTCTGGGTAGAAAAAGAAGATGGTACACAAATGGTAATTGAAGTTAAACCTAAACAACACCTAGTACCTCCTCCAAAACCTAAGAGAAGAACTAGAAGATACATCAAAGAGGTTGCTCAATTTGCTGTCAATCAAAGAAAGTTTGAGGTTGCAGAAGAGTTTTGTAATAGTAAGGGAATGAAGTTTATGATAATGACTCAGGATGAGTTAGGAGTAATAGGATAATGCCAGCATATTTTTTCCAGAAAGCTGTTAAGATGACATCGGAAGAATTTGACTTTGAATTTAAGTCAATGAAAGATATGTATAAAAAGTTTGAGGGTGATCCTATCAAACGATTGAGAGAGCTGGGAGAAGAAGAGGCTAAGAACAATCCTATGCAATTACTACAAAGTGCAGGAAGGACTAAAAGACTTATGCCTGGTAGATTGTATATGTTTAATTATAGAAATCCTATCTCCAAGCAGTCTGCTGACTATTATGATATGTTTCCTGTAGTGCTAGTTCTAAATGTGTACGAAAAGAAAGATTACTTTCAAGGATTAAACTTTCATTACTTGCCTCCATTATACAGAGCAGAGTTAATGGATCAATTGTTTCCGTATATGATGAACCCTGGAGTTACAGGAGATGAGCTTGCAACTAGTATAAGAGGTAAGCTAGCTCCAAGAGTAAATTATGAGTTCATGAAAAAGAGAAGAAACTTAATGTCGTTTAAACCAATGTGGAAGAGATACAACATGCAAAGAGTTGTTGGACAATATCTCTACGTTCCACCAAAGGCTTGGGACTTTATAATGATGATGCCTTTGGCGCGGTTCCGTAAGGCAGGCATAAATAGAATATACAGAGATTCGTTAACCGATCGAAGAAAAAGAAATCAATAATGGCAAAGATTACAGATATAGCAAAAACTTTATTTAATTTAGGCAAAGGCGTGGGTCTTGAAAAGCCGCGTGAAGGTAGTCAGAAAGAATTTAATTTAGATAAGTTTAAGTCAGAGCTGCAAGCTAGCAATAGCTTGATGCGTCCAAACAGATATGTTGTTACAATTTATCCAGGACCAGGATGGACATGGGCTGGTGGTGAAACACCTAGAGCATTAACATTTTTCTGTGATGCTGTAAACATGCCAGGTGTACAAATCAACCCCTCAGATATTTCAAGACTAGGTGTTGGACCATATGATAGGAGACCAGGTAGATTATTACCTTCTGAGATTTCAGCAAGTTTTATGTTAGATCAAAATGGACGTAACTTAAACTTCTTTCAAGAATGGGTATACAATGTTGTTAACATGGATGCGAGTAAGCCATTAGGTGAAAAAGGAGCAGCAGCTGGTGGTGCTCAATTTGGTGAACAATATTATAGAGAAAACTATATTGGTAAAATGGATATTACCACCTATGATGTTTCTGCTAATAAAATTTTAACGTTGACTGCTCATGAAATATGGCCTAGTGTTTTAGGTGATGTTACTTTTGGCTGGCAACAAAATGATGAGTTTGCTAGAGTCCAGGTAAACTTTCAATTAAGATATTGGACTACGGATTTACAAGAAGGACCAGGACCTGCTACTGACAGAGCACTGGGTGGATTTGAAAGATTGATTAGATTAGGTACCGCAGGTACATCACTAGTTTCATCAATGAAGACTCCTAATAATGTGGGAGACGCTATAAATATAATCAGTAATGCACAAACTTTCCTAGGAGCACTTGGCGGAAAGAATAATTAATAATGGAGAAATATAATGGCTTTACCAAAAATTGATACACCTACGTTTGAATATACGTTACCAATATCACAAATAGACATAACTTTTAGACCTTTCTTAGTAAAGGAAGAAAAGCTATTGTTAGTTGGAAAAGAAGCGGATGTTGCTGCCCAAATAAAAGCAATGAAACAAATAGTTAATAATGTAATACTTTCACCTGATGATTTGAATGTGGAAGAATTACCCTCTGTAGATTTGGAGATGTTGTTTATTCAACTTAGATCAAAGTCTATTCAAAATATTGTAGAGTTGCAATATAGAGACAGAGAAGATAATGAGCTATACAAATTTAATGTTGACCTGGATGAGTTGACGCCAACGACATATGATAACCATCAAAATGAAATTGCACTTGATGATGATATTACTGTTGAGCTAAAAGATCCGAATATTGGAATAATGACAAAAGCAGGTATGACCGTTGGTGAAGAAGAGATTGATAGCGAAGAGATCTTTAAACTTATTGCTGGTTGTATAACAAAGGTATATGATAAAGACAATGTATATGATGACTTTACAAAGAAAGAAGCATTAGACTTTGTTAAGAGTTTTGATATAAAAAGGTTTGAAAAGTTAAAAGAGTTCTTTGATACTCTACCAAGACTTACTTATGAGTTGAACTATAAAAACAAAGAGGGTAATGCTAGAAAGATAGTATTAAATGGAGTAGGCGATTTTTTTTAATGTTGCTGAGCCATAATTCGCTGGCAAACTACTATCAAACGGTTTTTGCACTGGTTCAGCATCATAAATATAGTATAACAGAGATTGAGAATTTAATACCCTATGAAAGGGATATATACGTTGCGATGTTAACAGAGTGGCTTCAGAAAGAGAAAGAAAGACATGAAGCCCAACAGCAGAAGATGAATAGGAGTTAAGCAATGGCTGAAGAATTAAAAAAAGATTTCCATCCGGCAGACACGAACGGTGATGGAAAGGTATCTAAAGAAGAGGAACAGATGTATCTTGAATTCAAGCGCAAGGAGCTTGAAGATGCAGATGCAATGCGTGATGCACAAAGAAATATGACTTGGTTTGCTTTAGGTGGTCTACTGTTGTATCCTTTTGCAGTTGTAGTTGCCTCATTAGTAGGTCTAGATGAAGCTCAGAAAACATTGGGAAGTATGGCACCAACATACTTTGTAGCCGTTGCTGGTATTGTGGCAGCTTTCTTTGGCGCACAAGCAATGGGTAAAAAATAATGGCACTTCCAGCTGGCAAAGGCGGTAATGTAGAAAATATCGTAACAGAGATAAAGGGTCTCGTCAGCGGGTTGTTATTTCAAGTAGCAACAAACACAAAAGATTCGAATCATCACTTAGCTGCAATCAAGCTAAGAACACAACAAATGTCTGGTAATCTTGATACCTTAGGAGCGATGGCTGAACTAGAATTTGAGCAAATGACAGATGCAGATCCGGAACAAGAAGATGAATTAGAAGCACCGGATGCAGAAAAAGCTCTTACCGGAGAAGGTGGAGACGAGTCACCGGTTTCGTTATTAAAAGAAATCAGAGACGCAACAAAAGAAACCGCTGAACACACTAAAGTTTTAGCTGATGCTGAAAAGAACAGGGCCGAGGATGTATTAACTCCTATTGACGATGATGGTGGAATTCCTACCACAGGCGGTAAAAAGACAAAAGGAACTAAAGAAGGTAAATCTGGTGGCTTAATGAAAACGCTTGCCATAATGCTTGGAGGAATAATTGGTACCATTGCTGGTATATTCTCAGGTTGGCTTAAAGCATTAAAATTTGTATTCTATAGAGGGTTCATTGCAAGGATAGGTAATGTATTTGCAGGCTTTTTCAAAGGTCTTAAAACTCAATTTAAAGGTGGAGCATTAGCAAAAGGTTTTGCTAGAATAGCAAATTTCTTTAGTTCTATTGGATCATTCTTTGGAAGAGTGTTTAAAATATTCAATACTATAGGAGGATTCCTTAAGACTGTTGTTGGTGTAGCTAGTAAAGTAATGGTGGTTGTCAGTAAGATATTTACTCCATTGTTAATTTTATTTGGTATATTTGAAACTATAAAAGGATTTTTTGAGGGATTTGCAAATACAGAAGGCTCATTGGTAGATAAAATATTCGGAGGTCTTTCAGGTGCGTTAACAGGTTTCTTAGACTTCTTAATAGCTGCTCCGTTAAACTTAATTAAAGATCTTATAGGTTGGATAGCAGGAGCATTAGGATTTGAAGGAGTAAAGGATAAGCTAGATAGTTTTGATTTCTCTTTTGGTGGAATAATTGACGCTGTAATGAATGTAATGAAATATGTTGCAAACGTTGCTTTAAAGATAATAAAATTTCCTTATGCCTTAGCAGCTGGTATTGCTGGTGGTATTGCAGCATTAATGCCAGGAGGCATGTCGCCTAAAGAAGGATTCATGAAAGGATTTAATGCTGTGATGGGAGCAGGGCAAACTCCTATAGAGCCTAAAACTGAAGATACAGAGGTTAATGCAGATAAGTTAGCTCCTTCAGGTTCAGGTGATCAAGCAGAAAAAACAAAATCAAGTGGAGACGTATCTGGCTCAGAGGAAGAGTCTGATAGCATATATCCATTTAAAGTATCTGGTATGAAGGAATTAGGTCAGAGGTATGATGAGTATACTATTGATGGTAAGAATAAAAAGGGCCAGTATATAGGTAAAGACCCTAAAGGTAGAAAGGTAACTGCTGTTGAGCCAGCTGTTATAACAGCTATTGATAACCAGGTTAATAACCTCGAAGAAGCAAAGATGCAAGCGGAAACTGCTGCATTTGCTGGACAACTTGATTCATCTAATATGATGAGTAGAAATGATAGTTCTCAATCAGGTGTCACATTGGCAGACAGACAGAAAGAATTAGCAGATAAGAGAGCAGCATATGCTGGCGGTGGTCAAGGAAGGTTTACTAATAATACGAGTATTGGTGGATCCAATTCAAGCGTTAGTAATCAGGTCATAGTTAAGAAAGAGCCAGATGCTAACTTTAAGAGAAATAGAATCAATCCAGGCTTACCTAGATAAACCCTGTTCTTTCCATTCAACGCATTTCTTACACTTGCCGCAAGGGTTGTTTTTATTTTCCCAACAATAAACTATTTTACTTCTTAGTTCTTTTGGTACTATGTTGTATTGTTCTTTCTTAGTTAAATTACTTAATGGAGCTTCAATAGTAGTCTTACATGAGTGTCTATAAGACATCGTCTTTAGTAAATCAAATATAACTTGTATTTTACCAACTATTGTAAGGTTATCTTTTGAGTGTGCACCAAACCATACTTGATCAAATTCTTCTGAAACAATGGAACATATGGCAGCTATTGGTAACCAGTATGCAATATCGAACGCAATTATTTTTGTATTTGCTTTGTTGAATTGTGTGTTATCTATCTTAGATACGTGAAACGGTATCTTGTAATGCTTGCAAAGTGATATGCAAGATTCAATCTCTTGTACAGTTGCGTTAGAAAAAGAGGCATGAACCGCATGCAGCTCATACCCCTTATCACGTCCGTGTTGTAATAGTGCTGTAGATTCGCAGCCTCCAGAAAGAAGAACCAGAACCTTCACAATATTAGTCTTCGGCTAGTTTCTTAAAGAAGTCCAGCGACTCATCGTCTGCAGCAGCTAGCTCTGGTTGAGCAGCAGCTGGTGCTGATGGAATCTCTGCAGGTGGTTCAGCATTAAAGTTGCTTTCAGCAGTTGTGCCTGGAGCAGCTCCATCTAAACCTAACACTCTATTGAGTTTAGTTTGTAGCTCTTCGTAAGTTTTGAAGTTAGAAGGATCAACGAACTCAGATAGTTTGTATTCTGATTTCCATGTAGACTCTAGATTATCATCCTCATCAAACAATGGTGCAGGAATATCCAACTCAGACTTGTCGTAGTTTCTATAACCCTCGACGTTTCTGATTTTCAATTTAAAGTCAGCGCCTTCCCATAAGTCAAATGGGTTAACTGGTTTCTCATCTTCAAATTGAGGATTCATAGCTTCATTTAGTTTGTCAAAGATTTTCTTGCCATACTTGTAAAGGAATACTTTTCCTTCACTGTCTGGGTTAGATGGATCCTTAACAACATAGATGTTAGAAATAAACGATAGACGTCTTTTCTGCTTTCTAGCTTTTCCTTTGTTAGCCTCAACACCTGAATTCCACAACATTGAGTTGTATTCAGATACTGGATCTTTTTGACCTAGTGTAGTCAATGAGTTTTCAATAAACCATCCGCCTGGTCCTTGGAATCCATGATCCCAGATTCTTACGAATGGAACATCCTCACCCTCTGGTTCTGGTAAGAACCTAATCACAGCATATCCGTTACCTGCTTTGTCGACTTCTGGTTTCCAGAAACGCTCATCAGGGCCAGGTCCGCTAGACTTGGTGTTGAGTTTGTTTAATGATTGAGTTAGCTTGTCAAAGCCCTCGGTACGATTGCGCTTAAGCGCTTGAAATGAATCAGACATAGTATTTCTCCTGTATGCGGTATATCGCGTTGTATGTCGTTATATTACGTTTTATTAAAGTTAGAAAGAATAATCTCTCTATACTTATTTATGTCAACATTGAGAAAGGGTGAGAACTTTTCAGCTTTCATTTTAATGTTAGGCCACATAACGTCACCTTCCATTTCCTTATCCCAATAGTTGAATATTTTAACACATCTATTAATTAAAGTCAACGTTTCAATGCAAATATCTTTTCGCATGTATAACCTTAACAGATAGGGGTGTTCGTTTTGAGGTACTATAATGTTTTCATTAAAGTCCTCTTTCATTTTACTTAGGTCGCTTTTAAATGTATATGATAGAGCTTGTTGTCTCTTTTTGTATTCCATATACACTTCATTAGCTTTGTCATCTCTGATATCACCTACATAAAAATCATCATTATCTACAAAGTTAGCAATAAGGAACTCTACTGGATCCTTCATTTTGCTTAGCTTGTAGAAAAAGTATTTGTCTTTTCTAGTTTCAAAAGTAGTACGCCAAGCCTTGACCTTACCATTATACTTTATGAAGTCGTAATTTTTCTGGCTAAAGTGAGACTTTAGTGCTAAGTATTTAACGTATGCGTCATATGGTTCCACTCGTTGTATAGTTCCTCTAATCAACTGGCAGCCTATCTACTTTCTCTACTAAGTTTAATGTCTCAGCATCTTGATA